TTGTGGTGCTTGCTGCTGAAAACGGTCGTAGTGTAACTGGTGAGATAAACTACAGACTTGAGCAGTCGCTCAAAAAGTAGTATTATAGCTGGGCGATTGTTGTAATTTGCAGTCGTTGTTATAGAGCGCTCTGTTTGTCAGAGCGCTTTTCCTTTTGCTAAAACAAACCCCACCCTACCAAGCTCTTGAATTTGGCGTAGGGTTGATATCATCCGGCAAATCATCCCCTGGCATCTTTGCCCCCTTGCGCCTGTTGCATATCCTGTGAGTGAGCTGTAGGTTATCTATATCATAAGGTGAACCGCCACGAGAAACTGGTATGATCTCGTCTAGCTCTGGTGACATCGGGCTACCTGCTGGCAAAGTCTTATCAACCTCACGTCCGCAGATACCACAAGTATCTTGCATAGCATAAACTCTTTTGCGTAAATCCTCTCGCAGTTTTGGGAACTGTCGTCGTGGATCTTTAGCTGTTGCATACTTCCTACGCTGTGCCATAAACTTATTATAAAATAGTATGATACTTTTGTAAAAATATTGACATAATATAATTTTATGGTGGCGGGGAGGGTGTATATCCCGGTCCCAGAGGCGCCAAGCGCGGTGAGTGGGGCTATTTTCACGCGAGAAAAAAAACGAGTTTTTCTGGCGGGTGCGCGGGTGATTGATTTAAGGGGTAGATGATGGTATAATATGGGTATTATGACGGAGGGACAGCGTGACTATTTGGCTGATCTGGCACTACGCAAAGGTGTGGTGTTGGAGGACACCGACAACAAGTCGGTTGCTTGGGCGAGTAAGAAAATTGACGAGCTAAAGGCGATGGATGACGCTGAGTTTTTAGAACCGACACCAGAGTTTTCAAAAAAGGTTATAGCTACCGTAGATAATATCATCAAGGGGATACGAGCGTGGACTTTTCAGAAATAACGCTGGATGTTGCTGGCGATATTAATAAGGCTATAGCGGCTATTTTACATGAGGGTATTTCGCCAGATAAAAAAATAGAGTTGGTAGCGGATGTGCTGAAGCAGACTGGACGCGAGCTGCATAGCAAGCTGTATTCACTATCAAGCGAGGTGTTTGGCTCGGCGGCGATGCTAAGTGGTGGGTATAGTGCGGAGATGGCCGATCAGGCGGAACGGCTGGCAGTGAAGATCGTGCGCAACAGCGCGCTGAATCGGCAGACTGCTGCGATGCTGCTAAAAGAGTATTGTGATGTGGTGTTGGCGACGGCGCAGCACGAAGCTTTTAAGAATGCAAAGTCTATGCAAAAACACCCAACGTTGACACGGCACGCTAATGTCGGTAAGCCAGACTGCGCGTGGTGTCAGAAAAAGGCTGGAGTATATGTTAATCCGACGAGCGATGATTTCAAGCGGCACCACAAGTGTGACTGCGTGTTTGAAGTGGGTGGCTATAATTCGCGCAATGGCGTGCTAAAGAATTTTAAGAAAGGATAACTATGATCGGCATAGATATTGAATTTAAGAACAGACCTAATGACGACGGCACGCTGTCGAGCTTTACGATCAAGGATTGTTTGGTGTCGCAGACGAGTACGCCGACTGCGGCTAAGCCTGAGGTAATGGTGCATATACCGAAGACGAGCAGCGAGACTGTCGATGGAGCGTGGTTTGACTACAAAGGACACTCGTATCATGTCGTTGGTACAACTGTACCGCTGATTAAAGAAAATACGCCGTCTAGGTGGGACAGATATTGCATCGCACAGCGGATATATTAAGACATTCTGTTGTGGACATGTGTATAAAATGGTATAATATGGTAAATAACCAAAGGAGGGTATTATAATGATTATTCGTAACAAAGAATCTGGCGAAACAATTGAAGTGATGGATGGCACCATTATTGCTGAATCTGCCTGGGAAGTAGTGAAGTCAGAGGGAGAGTTCGTAGAGGCTTCCGATGATAAAGACTCCGAAATTGAAGCTGATACTGAAGTCGAAACTGAAGATGCTGGCAAAAGTAAGAAAAAGTGATATAATATAATCATTACAACGCCACGCTTGCGGCAAATGCGGATAAATAAACTATTTATTCGCATTTTTTATGGCAGAACTCAAAGATTTTACTACTAAAGAAAAATTAGCCGAAATATGGCGAGCCTTGGACATTGACGAGGAAAGGCGTGCTGAGGCGTTTATTCATGCAGCATCTGCTCAGCTGCGGCTGATAGCTAAAAACAACAATATTGATCTGGATGAGATTATCGAAAACGACTCTAGTAAAGTATTTGCTGATTCGGTGGGTTTTGTAGCGTTGTCAGCCGTGAAGCGTGCCATGCTGACGCCTGCTGATGCGCCACCAGCCACTCAATGGTCACAGTCAGCAAGCCCGTACTCTGAAAGCATGACATTTACTAATCCTGCTAGCGACTTATATTTTAAGAAAAGCGAACTACAGATGCTGGGTTTGAGTAAGATATCTGGTAAGTCGCAGATTGGTGTATTGAGAGGGGTTAGGGGATGATACTGGATAACTGGAAATGGGTTTATTCACAGCTTAATAAATCGGTTGGTAAATATCCGTTCTATGATGGTACATTCAGCTACAGCGACTACGAAACGAGTAAAATTGCACGATTAATCGCTAGGCAACATGTCGGCTGGGGTAGGCGTGCTGTTGAGATGCGCGCAAACAAAACGCGGTTTGATAGGTTTGAAAATGACACTATCGGACTGAATGATATTATGGATGAATACAAGGTGCGCGAGGCGTTTGATAATCTTAAAGAGGATATTCTGGTATGCGGTATCGGCTTTTTGGCTCTGGCAGGTGACAAGGTGATGCCGTTTACTGCTCTGGAGGCGACAGGCGTGTATGATTGGTATACGCAAAATCTGAAGTCTGGCGTGGCGGTGTTCCGCCGCAGTAGCACACCGAGCGTTATTGATGGTCCCGACAGTTATATGCAATTCTTTAGTGACAAAACTATAGTGTGTGAGGACGATACTCTGAACGAATACGATAATCGCACTGGACGACCATTGATGACAATGCTGACACACAAGGCGACGACACGCCAGCCGTTTGGTAGGACGGTGCTAGTTCGGTCGTCTCGCGATGCATTGATTGACGCTAGCCGTACAGTTCGACAGGCTATTATTGCGGCATACCACTACAACACTAAAGTCGATATTCTATTGGGTGTCGATAACGAGACAGACGTTGACGTGATCAAGTCGCAGACAGGCGATATCCTGAAAATTACATCAAACGAAAACGGTCAGATACCGCAAGTGGCGCAGTTTGCGCAGCACGCTATGGCACCGTTTAACGATTCGCTTTTGATGTCGGCGCGTAATTTTTGTGCTGACACGAAGTTGTCGTTGAATAATTTGGGACTGTCAAGCAACGCGCCGCAGTCGCCTGAATCATTGGAGATTGTCGGCGATGACCTACGCGAAGCGATCATTGAGTGGCAGAAAGAAATCGGTAATCAGCTGAAGCACTTCGCAATGACGTTGTGGATGCATAAGAATAACGTGACGAAAATAGACGACAATTTACGACAGAAGCTTGACGCTATTTTACCGGTATGGTTGCCAATTTATCGGTCCGACATTAGTAAGTTTGGCGACGGCTTGAATAAGGTGGCGCAGGTAGCACCGGGAATCGTGATGCAGCGGTCAGTATGGCGTAATGCAGGATTATCGAGTAGTGAAATTGATCAAGTTATCACGAGTATCGTCGATAATTTACAGAACAATTCAAAAACTAAATAAATACTATAATTATGGCTTGTGATTTTGTAAAGTATGTATTATAATATGGGTACGTATACTTTTGACGGAGGGAATAAAAGGGTGACATATTACACCAAAAACGACGCAGGCGAATTTACAGAAGTCAACACAGACGATATGTTTAAGGAACGCCACGAGCGCTGGGTCAAGAACGAATCAGCAAAGATTCGCGAAGACGTAGAAAAATCAGTGCGTGACGAACTTACGAACACTATCACTGAGCGGGCTGAGAAAGACGCTAAGGAAAAATATCAACCTCAGATTGACGATTTGACGTCGAAGAACAAAGATTTAGAGACGACAATTCTACAGAAGACCATTGCCGCTGAGTATGGCTTCAAGCCTGGCACTGAGAAATATCTTGGTACTGGCACAGAGGAAGATATGCGCAAAGAAGCTGACAACCTGAAAGAAAAGTTTGGTGGCGGAGCAACCGCACCGAACCGACAGCAACCAGGTAAAGCTAGCGCGATTCAGACTCGTACAGGTGTAAAGGTTACAATCTAATTAACCTAACTATTATCCAAGGAGGGTAATATTATGGCAGTAACTGATCTGCACACACTTGATATTGCTGAACCGCTTGATAAGATGTTCTCAACTGGCGGTACTTTCTCAGGAGCTGTATTGTCTTTAGTTCCTGAAACACCGACTATTAATATTGGCGAAAACAAGCCGTTTGTGATGGAAGGTCGCGCTCGCGGTGCGCTTGTCCACGAAGGCGGTGCGAAGCCTGACAACGGACGCAAGGTAGTATCTAAGCCGTTCACGACAGCGAAGCTGGTCTATTCGCAGCGCGTCACTGAAGAGTTTATGCGCTGGACAGAAGCAAAACAGGCTGACTTTATTAGCCGCCTAGTTGACAACTGGCTGACGAAGTCTCTAGGGTTAGACCTGGATACTATTGTGCTACATGGTATGAATCCGTCTACTGGCACAGTTGACACTGAGCTAACTACCTACATGACTAAAGCTGGCTCAAGCATTCTAGTTCCAACAACTGGTACTACTGCGACAACTCTTGATACAGACTTTGCTACGGCTGTAACTGAGCTGGCGGAGCAGAACATCAACGGTGTGGCTATTTCAAGTGATGCATCCAAGCTACTCTCGACAGTTATCGAGGGCAACCAGAAGAAATATCCAGAGTTGGGTGTGTTCGGCTTGAGTGGTAATATGTTGTCTGGAAAACCTGCTGCAACATCACCAGAAGTTGCACGTGATCATAAAACTAAGCTGGTGCTTGGTGACTGGAGTCAATTGCTTCTCGGTTTTGCTGGAGTAGCTGAATGGCGCGTTCACACTGCTGGTGACTTTGATAATACAGGCAAAGACTTGGCTGGACACAACCAAATTGGTATCCGCATGGAGTTGCCGTTTGGCTTCCAGATTTTGGACACTAAGGCGTTTGCTGTTGTAAAGGCGGCGTAATATGGGCAACGACAAGAGCAATATTGCGATCGGTCTGCCTAACCCGAAAGGCGCTCTATATTGGGCGCCTCTGGGTACAACGCTACCAACTGACGCCACCACACCACTCGCAAGCGAATTTGTGAATCTGGGTTATGTGACTGAAGATGGTTTGACCTCAACGACGGCAGAAGAGGGAGATGACATTAAAGCCTGGGGTCCTGAAACTGTCGCCCGCAACCAGACAAGCTACGGACGTAACTTTACGTTTAACTTGCTAGAGTCATCGCGCGTATCAGTCTTGCAGTTCCGCTATGGTAAGGGCAATGTCAAGATTGAAACTGATGGCGCAATCACTATTGATGACACTGGCGAAATCTTGCCTCACGGTGTGTTTGTCTGCGAAACTATCGAGACCAACAGTGGCGGAGTTAGACGTCACCGTCAGATCCTAGGCGATGCACAGTTTACTGATCGTTCTGGTGACATGACGTTCAACAACTCAGATGCTATCACTGTACCGGTATCTCTGACTGCGTATAAGTTTGCGGACGCCGCTGGTAAATTGGTGTATGTAAAGGAGTACTACTCTAAGAAATCCTAGAGACTAGGAAGAGTACACGCAGAAAAACGACTTGCAAAATAGTCGTTTTTTTGTTATAATATATATCACGTAATTCTTATGGAGGGATAATATGGCGAGTGAGCCAAAAAAGACAATTGAACTTTGGGATGGATACACCGTTGATGTCAATATGCAGCTGATGGACGACTTTGATTTCATTAGTGACTTATCTGAAGCGCATCGAACTGGCAATATCTCTGAGCTAGTGACTATGTACATGGCTTTGATTGGCGGCGATAAGGTTTATGATGACATTCGTGCTTATATCGAAAAAGAGTATGGTTACTTCTCGCAGAAAGCGCTACTAGAGATTACTGCGAAGGTGGACGAATGCTTCCCAAAAGCTGGCAATCGAGCGCAGCGGCGTTCGTGGAAGAATTTAGTCTAGTTGAAGCTGATTTCCAACAGTATTACCACCTGAACTTATTAGAAGCCTGCCCTAATACTGATGGACGTCGAAGCGGTTTCTTACGCTATGCTAGGCTATTTGAGAATTTGCCAGTAGAAAGCAGGATTTTCCGCAAACTAGTGCCAGCAGCGAGTTGGACATGGCGCGACGAAACGTTGAGCCAAATACTACAAGAACTGAATATACTCACAACATTGACTTATAATATGAATAAGCGCAAAACTGCTAAGCCTGCCAAAGCTATGAAGAAATTTGAGCCAGAGTATGTCGCTGAAATGCGCAAACAGCTTGATAAAGATCGTAAGAAACAGCAAGCGGAAGAGCAGGATGACTTAAAAGATTTATGGCAACAGCTGAACCCGAACGCGCAATATCAGGACTAGCTGATCAGTTTATCAAGAGCCTTAGCAATTTCAGCGTCGGTGAAGTTGATTGTTGACTTTTTCTTAATGAATAAACGCAAACTGCGAACGACGTCAGGTGACTTGATAGCCTTTCTCATATTGTCTTCGGTCAATGCATCAAATCGCTTCCAGTACTTGTCCAAGTCGCCTTTTAATACAGATTTCTTAGTAAGGTTGACCAGGTGTTTAGCAGCAGTGCGGATTGTTGACAGATTTGTCAGGTCATATGCGAAGATACGCTGCGAGCGAATCGGCTTCTCAAAAATGACGCGGTGCAACTCAATGCAGCGACCATTTGTCAGAATAACCCAGTCAACACCTTCGTTTGAGGCATAGTCAACCGCTTGTTTTAAGTGCCGTTCATTTAGATCAATAGATGTTGCTTTGGCTTCAACAATAAAATGAATCTTCTTATTTAGTTGTACGACATAATCAACGTAGGTACCGCGGATCATATGTTCCGTCTTTATCTCGTCAATTAACGTGTATCCAAGCACAGTGCTGAGTAAACTATTGACCATCAATCGCGCTGTCGATTCATCAGCGTTGAGGTTTTCCTTTTTTGTTAAGTATTTTTTGCGATATTCGCGTAATGCTTTTTCACAAGCTTTCTCTTGAAACTCTGTAGACATAATATCCTCTTTTATCTTAAAACTTGCATTTATTGTAACAATAGTATACTCAAAATGCAAAACAATATACTATGTGATATTATGTAGATATGTCAAATGTAGATTTTATTCTTGATAAATCTGGCGGCGCGGACATACTTCGCAACAATCCAGGCATAGCGCAGATCCAGATGCAGAATATGAATCGTATTCTGGATACAGTGAGAGCGCAATTTGTAGTGGAGTTTGGTTTTGAGGGTAACTTTGAGCTTATGACGGAGCCGACGGCATTTCGTCAACGAGTGATGATTAAGGCTGCTGACAAGCGGACTGCTGGCGCGTTGAAGACTAAGCCAGGTTGGCTAGAGTCTTTTGTCAAAAACCTTAGCATATGATATAATATAATCATTACAACGCCACGCTTGCGGCAAATGCGGATAAATAAACTATTTATTCGCATTTTTATGGCAACTTCAATCGGTACAGCATGGATTCAGATAAAGCCCTCTCTCAAAGGGGTTTCTAACGACGTCAAGAAAGCACTTGGTGACGCTGGTGATGGTGCCAGCAATAACTTTGGCTCTAAATTTAAGAGCAGTTTTTTAGCATCATCTAAAGCGGCTTTTGGTGAGGCGTTTTCAGAGTTTGGCAAACGATCTGATGAAGCGTTCTCTAAATTTAAGTCACTAGCAGCTGGCGCAATGGTCGGACTGGGAGGTATTGCTACATATGCTGTTAAGCAGTTCGCTGAGTATGAGCAGCTCGTTGGTGGTGTGGAAACACTCTTCAAGAAGAATTCGGGTGAAGTGGTCCAATACGCCAAGAATGCATACAAAACAGCTCAGTTGTCGGCTAATCAGTATATGGATACTGTTACGAGTTTTTCTGCGTCGCTACTGCAGGGATTAAAAGGTGACACCGCTAAAGCTACGAAGATAGCAGACATGGCTATCACTGACATGGCCGACAATGCAAATAAAATGGGTACGTCAATGGAGTCAATTCAGTACGCATATCAGGGATTTGCAAAGAATAACTACACCATGCTCGACAACTTAAAGCTTGGCTACGGTGGTACTGCAAGTGAGATGGCGCGCCTTATCAATGATAGTGGTGTGATGGGTAAAACGTTTAAGGCGACAGCTAAAAACGTCAGCAGTATTCCGTTTGATAAGGTTATCGAGGCTATACATAATATTCAAACTAAGCTTGATATTACTGGCACTTCAGCTAAGGAAGCGTCATCGACAATTAGCGGTAGTTTTAATGCTGCTAAAGCTGCTTTTGATAATATGCTAACATCACTGGCTGATCCAAACGGTAATTTTGAAGAGTCGTTCAATATATTTCTAGCCAGCGCAAAACAATTCTTACAGAATTTGGCACCAGTCATAAAAAGCATGCTGAAGACTGTTTTTGAGGAAATCAAAAAACAATCGCCAGAATTAGCCCAGGGATTAAAAGATGCTGTAGATACAATTCGCAAGCTATTTGACTTTGCTAAAAATAATCCAGAGCTAATCGCTAATATTGTAAAGTTAGCTGTTGGATTCAAGGCTTTGCAGATAGCCACAGGCGGTGCGCGTTCTGCGCTTGATACACTAAAGCCGTGGGCAAAACTAGGTAAAGGTATTTTTACTGGCGTCATCGGCGGCGCTCAGACGTTGATAGGTAAATTCAAAGATTTGAAGGCTGCTAAAGGTTCAGTTGATGCTGTGACGAAAACGATGGAGGGCGCAGGCAGCGCAGTCGGCACATCTGCTGATACGGTAGCTGGTGGCGTAGATAAGCTATCGTCTGCGGTAAAAAAATCGCCTAAGGAGTTCACCTTTGGTAAGAGCATGGCTAACTTCTTTAAGGAGATGGGGACTTTGGCTGGTGGTGCTATACAGGGTGCTTGGAAGCCAGTAACAGAATTCTTCAAGGGTGCAGGCGAGACTGTTGCTGGATTCTTTAAGGCGCTGGCATCACCGGATGTACTGGTGGGTGTGCTGTCATTTACAGCGGCTGCTGCCGGTGTGGCAGCCGCAATCCTGTTGATTGGCGGAGCTTTGGGTATCGTATCGCCAGGGCTGAGAGATTTTCTGAATATGGTAGTAATCCCGCTGGCAGCGTTTTTAGTAGGCACGTTTTTGGTCGTGCTGGGTGCGGTTACTACTACTATAATCAGACTAACCAATGAAGCTGTTATACCGTTGACGAATGCTGTAGCCGGCGGTCTGACCGACGTGTTCAATTCAATCGGCGGCGTAATTGAGAGTGCTGGTAATGCTATATCGCGAGTGGTGGATTCTATATCGAATGGAATATCTAAAATCATCAACTCTATCGCTAACTTGATCAGTTCTGTTGGTGGACAGGACTGGTATGGTACTGGCTACGGGATCACGCGCAACTTTACTGCTGGCTTGTTAGACGGCATGATTGACTTGCTTCAAGATTCGCTGAATAAAGTGATTAACAATATCATTAATATTCCTGGTATCGGTAATGCTCTAAAAGCAGTTGGCGTAAAGGCTAACCCAGTCAATCTGTCTGGATTTAAGCTGGGTAAGCGTGCACAGGGTGGGGCGGTGTTCGGTCCTGGTGGTCCAACTAGCGATTCAATTCCAATGCTACTCTCAAACGGCGAGTATGTCATTAAGGCGTCATCTGCGCGCAAGATTGGCTACGACAAGCTGAATGACATAAACAGGACTGGCAGCGCTGGCAATACGCTATATCAGACCATTAACATCAACGGATATAATCGTGATCCAAAAGAGCTTGCTGACGAAATTAGTAAAATAATCGCCTTGCAAAAAGGGAGGGTGATGGGATGATAACTTTACGTGGTAAATTTAGCTTGGTGGCAGTAGTAAGAGATGATGGCGAGCGTCTTGATCTTACTGGTTCTGAGGTAAGACTGAGCGCTGATAATAGCTTACTACAACGACCAGATCTCGACACTTCAGACATAGACTACACCGATAACGATGGCGGCGAAATGATTCGTCAGCGACTGTCTACTTACACTCAATCGATCAATGGACTGATCTTACCTAAAGAGAGTGGCTTCTGGAAGCTATACAGTATGATTAGTAGCTTTTTTGCCGCTAATCATACATTTACCTTGGTTTATGGAAAACGAGACGGTCAGCTATTTGCTATTAAAGGGGCTTGGCGGAGTAGCAGCTTAGATTTGCCTGTGCCAGCAGATGAAGGCAATACGACATTTTCAACCGAATTCAAAGTAGGCAACTCAGTCTTATTCGAATATTCTGAAGACAGTAGTGGTCATGAAGTGTATTCAAATAACGTAAAACTGGGTCGCGTCTCAGCCGCAACTGGCGGTGAGGTTTGGGACAGCAAAGGGCAAGTATTTGATACAGTTGGCGAAGTTTGGGCTGGCGCAAGCGGTGGGCTGAGCAGTGTGTTTGTTTCTTCGACCGTTAAGGTCTATCCTGTTTGGGTTTTACGAGGTCCTGCTGTCAATCCATCAATTCAGAATAATACGACAGACACATCGGCAACTTACCATGGCAGCATATCATCAACTCAGACGCTTGTTGTTGATTTTTCGACCGGTGAGGCGCGACTAAACGATGCTATCGTTTCAAGGAATGTCATTGGTCAGCTGTCAATCGCTCCGGGAAATAATTTAATTGGATTTGATGTGGAAAGTGGTGAAGCCACAGCGTCAGAGTTGGAGTGGAATAATGTCATTGGTTAATTCAGATAAAAAATACAAGATATTGCTGTATGTTGGCGATACGCTAATTGGCGACTTCAATAAGTTTGCTCAAAATCGAGCGCTGAGCGAGGCGTTAAAAAGCGAGTCAGATTCAGCGACAGCTGATCAGTTTACTTTTAGTATTAGCTGGTCCAAGTTCAAAAAACATGCAAAAATACGACTGGATGACAACCCAGAATCTTTACTGCGTGTCGGCAAAACTCATATGGTATTTTTAGTTGACGGGCTACCTCGATTTTCTGGTTTTTTGGCAACTAGACCGGCGCGCAGCGGTTATGGATCTGATCAGCAACTAGACTTAAAGTTCTTTGAACACTTTGCAAGGTTAAGCGGCGATTTGGTGTGTGATAAGAATAACACGCAGTCACCTCACCGCACCTTTTCAAACACACCTGGACATATCTTTGTTCAAAGCTTGATTAGCGAGTTTATCACAAGAGCGAAAAATGCTGGCGAGACTGTCAGATGGAAATTTGGCATTGTGAATGAACTTAGGTTGAAAACTGTTGAATATAATGATTTTCAGACGGTTAGTAAGGCGCTATGCGACGCGATGAATAATGAAACGGGGACTGGAAAATTTGACGTGGTTTTTCGTGTCAACCCAGACAATCATAATGAGCAGATCATTGATATTCTCAAACCGCGTGGTAGCCGCAAAAATATCATCATACGATATCCGAGCGATGGAGTCTATAAGTTATGGGCTAGCGACTATACGGTTGAAGAGTCTGCTAACTATGCTAGTGACGTACTGGTCGCTGGAAATGGGCAGGTTGGTAATCCTGAAACTGGTGAGGATACTGCTGAGCTTGCCAGTGCTAGCAATCACGCGGCTGTTCAAGACAACTGCTATTGGCGAGTTTATGAAACACAATCAAATCTTAAGTCTCAAGCGGCAGTTGCAGAGTATGCTCAAAAATCCTTAGCACAACGCAGCTTTGATTCGTTGGTCCCGCAGATAAAGTTGGTAGGGCGACCTATTGTCTGGGGTGATTCAGCTAACGAAAATAACGGGTTGGCGCTTGGCGATGAGTTTAGATTTCAGGAAGAAAACGACGATGGCAGCGACTTCAGCGGGTGGATGCGGATAATTGCGATGGAGACGAGTTGGGATAATCAAGGCGTTGCTACTGTGACGCCACGCTTGCGGAGAGTTGATTGATGTTTAACGACAACACGACGCGTCGACTAATGTCAATCGAGAGTGAGCAGCGGTCCCAGAAAGTCGCAGCGCCGTTGAATTATGGACAGCTAGCTCAAAATAATCTACAGACCGCCACCTGGAGTGGTTTTATTAGCCAATACCTGGCGCCAGGCAAGACGGCGACAGCTGAATGGGAGATTGTCTTTCGACGTTCTGACGGAGTCAAAAAACCGCCTCTGGTGCAGCTGTCATACGATCATGATCAAAATCCTCATACATATCCAGGTGTGACAGGTAGAGATCCAGACGCCGATGAAGAATATGGTTGGTGGTCACAGGTTAAAGAGATTGGTGAAGATTATGTTAAATTCGCGATAAGTATAGATGCATCTGCGTGGTGGATTCCAGACCACGATGGCGCCCACTGTGACTTAACTGTGCAGGCGATATCGCCTGTCGCTGGGACTTTGTCGATGAGGAGAGTTCAATGAATCTTGAAAAGTGGTTAGATAAGCTGGAGCGCGAATCGAAGGCTCTTAAGCAAGGTTTTTATCAAGCGGCGACTAAAATTCCACTATACTCTCGCAGCGCAAAAATAACAACTATACCAAATACGCTATCCGGCTATTGGAGTGTTCCTACTAATAGCACGGAAAGGGTTTTAGTGACATTAACCACTAAAAAAAGAATTCCTACAATCGCTCAGTTGGAGCTGAAGGCTAGTTCAGGCTCGGTTTCTCGTGTAAGGCGCACAAATTATGCTTATGGTGCTCAGTGGGTAATTTATCGATATGGGCTTGATCCGTGGCAGCCGACTACGTATGATGTTGTTGTTCATTCGATGCTTGATGGTGATTTAACGTTGAAAAATATAGGAGCATAAGTGGTATGAATGTAGAATCAAGGATTAGAGCACTTGAAAATGAAAATAATGCCAGGAAAGTTATATATCCAGTCGCGGCTTCGTTGGTCGACTTTATTCTGCAAGTTTCACAGGTATTTCATATTCGCGGTGGCGGGAATAGTATAATTGACGTGGTGATTAAATTTATTCCGGATATTAAGCCAAAAGACGGTCCTCTGTTTGTAGATTTATTTCCGCAGGTGTCAGCCAACGCTGATTTTTCAACACAATTTCCCAAAATGACTTTTTACCAGTTACCTCAAGCTGATGGCGAAGCAGCGGTGATGCTTGGAATTGTTGCGCCAGCTGTGGAGGTCGATTTCTATATTCGCGTCATTGCTACAGGCTCAACGCGAGGGAAATTTACTAAAGTATAAAATAATGATATAATAATCACAGATAAATAATCACGTCACGCTTACGGTAAACTGCGGTAATTCAATTAAGAGGAGAATTATGGCTTTTACCAATCCAGGAAAAATTGTTAGACTACGTTCTCGTCCGAACGGGCGGGGTAGTGCATATGAAGCGAACATGTGGGCACAGCAGCACTCTGATGGGCTGTTTTCAGGACGTGGAGTTATTAGAAACACCGTTGCTGACATGAATGTGTTAGTAGGAGGAACAACTGATAACCCAGATGTCGTGCTAGGCAAATTACCGAGCGGCTTTTTGATTGCGCTTGATATCGTTGGACAGCAGGTTATTAGAATTACTGCACCAAGCTCTAACAAACGCATTGCAAGTGTCGTGGCTTATTCTGATAATATCGCACTAAACTCTACAGATACTAATACTACAGGATCACCGTCATCATGTGGTTTAGTCGTTGTTTATGGTTCTACCTCTGCGACACCCGTGGCGCCAACTGAATCTCAGATTAGGCAGGCTGTGACGCAAGACGGCGCTACTGGATCGCAGGCTGTTATTGCGGTAATTGCTAATATTACAACCGAATCTTCCACGACTACAATTACAGATGAAATGATTGCTATTAATTACGGCAAGCTTTCGTCGCACAGTATAGATTTGACGACCATGCCAGTTGCTGGATTTATAGCAACTAAGACCAACAACGACGTTAATGCTAAAAAACCGCTAAAAATGCAGTGCGGTCGTGCAAGGGTTGTCATACCTACTGACGCAATTGAAGCTACTGTTGTGGTACAATTTCCAGAGCAGTTTAATAGTGGTACAACGCCTGTTGTTACATGTACGTATAACGGCTACGGCAACGCTAGCGATCTGTGGACAGACACACCAAATCCGTCTTGGGCTGGTGCGGCTATTGGGGCGGTTAGTGTTACTAATTCAGGATTTACAGCAAGGTGTCGTCGATTTGATGGGGCTATGCTTAGAGGTGTGTATTACTTTAGTTGGATTGCTATAGGCTAATTATTTCGTGTAGTATATCGTAATTGACAATAATCCGGCTGAGCCTGTATTAAATCGCAACTGCCAACCACCATTATAAAATGTTACCTTAAGCTGTGAGTTCTGCCCGCTTGGTGCATTCGGGTTGATATACTCAATTGGGTAGAAATCAGCACCAGCACGTATTCCACCCTCTGTTTTTATAATCGTTAGGGAGGATGTTTTAGGAAGACCGATATCAATAATCTGTTCTACATTACCTAACGACCGCGTATTAACTTCAAAAGTCTGTCTGAAGATATTTCTCCCATTTAGCCATTTTTGACCCGTATCTTGTTCAGTCGTGCTGTATTTATTACCTGGCATGGTCGTCAAATCTATACTGTGCGACAAATCGAGCTGACCCTTGATGTTTATGAGAAATGATATTATAATATAAACATATCACGTCACGCTTACGGTAAACTGCGGTAATTTCAACTAATAATTTGAATAACCGCAGTTTTTTATGAGCAACACAGAAGTATCAGTAAAAGAGTTTGGGGCGTTAGAAGCGGACGTCAGACACATTAAGGAGGGTGTGGATAGGCACACCATCACGCTAGAACGAATTGAGAATATCGCACGAGCGAATGTTACCCAAGCTCAATTGAAAACATATATCGCAGAGCACGAAAAAGAATCAGAAGAAAAATACGTCAAACGCACTGAAATCGAAGGTGTTATGAACTTTTGGAAGCTGGTAACAAGTAATCTGGCGAAATTATTTGCCATAGCACTTGTAGGATTGGCTATTTACGCAACCAACAACTTAATTCAACAAAATAAAGCGGTTACGGAATTAAAAGAAGAAGTTCAAACACAAGTGAGGAGTAAATAATGCCAGTTCGACAAATCTATGAGCCAAATCTAAACATCGGCGCACAAAGTGGCTGGTGCTTGCAATACGTGGATGACGCGATTAGCTCACTAACTCGCTCACCAAACGCTCAAACAGCGTACTTAAACGAATTAAACGCAGGTCGTATAAACACAGGTCCCGCACCTGTTGGTGTTTGGGTGATTGGATTTTTGGGCTTTTCAAGAGGTATTTATGTAGATGACGGTCATGTATTCTTAATGCGAAAACGCGCCGATGGCTCAATCGAAATCCACGACAGCGAAGTCCACAGTGGAGCGCGAGGGATTTACAACAGTATTGAAGAATTGATGGGTTGGATGGGCAATTATGGACCAGACTATCTAGGCTTCTCATACTGTTGCGACGGACGACGGATTGCTGAAGACTACGACGAAACTCAGCCGACAGACAGAAAAATGGAAGAAGACGGAAACGCTCGCGACGAAGCTAACACAAATTCAGCTATTTTTCAGGAACTAGAAAAAGGCGATGTCGTTGCGATGAAAGGCTACGTTACAAACGGTCAGCCTGTCGCTGGAGACACTGTTTGGTACGTTACAGCACGCAGCGGTAAATATATGAGCCGTCAGCTATTCGAGGACAAAGACTTACACGATTTGCCAGATTTGACACCTCAATCCGCACCTCAACCAAAGCCAGAAGAGCCACAAGAAGATTACAGCAAGATTATATTAGATGTTTCAAACCATCAAGATGATGCTATTGTAAATCATTTACATAAGTTTGCTGGCGTTATTCTTAAGGCTGGACACGTCGGTCAGTCGTTCGGTGGTGATGCGAATAAAATTGACCCTAAATTGGTCAAGTTCGCTAAAGCTGCAGGAGATAAGCTACTAGGCATTTACTGGTTGCCTTATTTTTCAACCGATGAAGAAGCTAAGACTGAAGCAGAGCGTTTTATCGAAGCTCAAAAGCTTGTCAACGCACCACTTCTATTTGTCGACCTTGAGCCGGATTTTGAGGGTACGCTTGAACAATTGAAGTTGTTTAAGAATCTAGTTCTACAAAAAACTGGCAAGCAAGTGTTCACATATGCAGGCGAAGCTATTATTAAGAAATTAGGCTTGGACCGAGTGGATTGGTATCCAAATTACGGAACGAAAGATAATTACGCACACGGCTCGCTTATCCATCAGTTTACCGATACCGGCAAAATTGATGGCTATGGTGGCACTCTGGATTTTTCGACGGCTAGAGTATCAATTGACGAGCTCAAGACATTGGGTAAAATAACCACACCAACACCACCAGAAGAGCCAGAATCGCCAAAACCAAGTGAACCAGAAAAACCACAGGAAGTGCCAAATAATAAACCGAAGGAGGAAAAAATGGCAACACCAGCATTCACCAAAGAAGATATCGGAGCAATCGAAAAAGTGACCGCCGAAGAAGCTAAGCTAGTACAAGGACTAGCTGAGACAGATGAAGCTCAGGAGATCATCAAAGGTATCAGTAAACGAACCAAGCTAATTGTGTATATCATCGGTGACCTACTGCTTGGTGCAAGTGCAATAGCACCACAGGTCGCAATTGCCATTCTTTCTGACGAGCCTTATGTAAAGATTAACGCTATAAGCGGAGCTTTAGCCACGGCAGGGCTATTCTTATTAACTATGTTCGGGATTTATAAGAGCGGCAAAAATAAATAATCTAACGCTAGTTTATGAGCTGTTCGGAAATCCCTAACAGCTGAAAGAAATCTATGATATAATTAGATTATGGTCTAAGCCGTTTGATTATCAGAATAAAAAACTACTACTTTAACTACTACTTTTGATCGAGGGGTAGTTTTTTATTTGGTGTAAAATTAAACTGTGTTAAAACGTATTATCATTAGACTTTATAAAGAATACCGCTATATATTTTACGGGAAGTGAGTTTTCCACAGGTTCACCAAAAAATCTCTGACTTTTTTCATAAAAACCCTTGCATTTAGCTAAGTAGTTAGCTATAATAAAGACAGTAGCGAGGGAAGCTACTCGAAGCTTAACAATCAGGCGGCAGAAAGGAGGCATATGATTATAGAGATTTCTGAAATAAAAATCACTATAAAAATAAAGCCCACCTCGACTAAGAAGTAAGCTTTATAACTTAGAGCTTAACACAAACTAAACAATTAATCAACCCTCGCTACGCCGCCCGATTAAAAAGCAATCTAAAGGAGATGATATGAAATCACAAAATATCACAGAATTAAGCGAGGCTGAGTTTATTTACGAACTTACTCGCGAGGGAAGCCGCGTTAACAGCAGTCCATTGCAGTGGACGCACGACTGGCTGAAGGCGCACGGAGCCAGCACTAAGCCCCTGGATAGTCTTGGTGATTGGAGCGGCGCGACAAATCGAGCTGACGCCTTATTAGAACGTAAAGCGGATATCATCGGTTGTATTAACGCTATTATTGGAGCTAAGCGTTCGTTTGGTGGTCGAAAATCTTCAAGTAATATGACACCTGAGCAACGCCGCGAGCGTGCTAAAAAGGCAGCGGCTGCAAGTGCCGCGGCACGAGCTAAAAAAGTCTAAGAAAAATCATAAAAAGTATTGCAATTAGCTAAGTAGTTTGCTATACTAAAGATAGTTAGATAAGAAGCGACGCAACTAAGAATTAAGGCGTGACGGCACAACCCTCTAACTAGCGACTAAACTAATCTCTCGAAAGGAGAAAAACAATGAAAAACTACATCCGAGTAACTAGCGAATTTACAGCAGGCGGAATTCAAATGAACATCTTCATCTACGACAGCTCAGACTTAAACAACCAACAGCTAATCGATAAAATGCGCGGCTTGCGAAATAAAAATGCTAAGAAGCTAAACTTATTCTTAGACAAATACAGCGACGCTGAACCATTCGACGGATTTGAAGTTATAAATGAACCAGCAGGCGCACGCACTAAGAACTTGATAAAAGAAATCCGAGAATACCTACAATAAAAATTACGCCCCGCCCGAGGCGAAAATCGGGCAGAAGGATTTTATGAAACACGACTTAAACGATTTAACAGAACGGTTGAAGTTTAATCGCGAACACAACTTGTCGTTTGACAGCTCTGATTTGATAGAAGAAGTGAATGAGGATATCGAGCTTTATAGTAGTAGCGCTCTAGTTGCAGTTTGGTGCGACCCGAAAGATAATTTCGTGAAGGATTATTTTGTGATTAATAACGAAAAAGTCGATCCAGAAGAGCAAGCTGCAATTAATGCTGATAAAATCGAATTCTCAAAAAATAAGAACTCTGACGATATCTACATTATAACTTTATTGGAGTTGATGGACGTTTTAGAATATCAGAGTAGGATTGTATGAAAATATCGCGGATATTGCGAGATCTGAAAAATAATGCTACAATCTGAGTACTAGTTTAGTCGCTAGTTGTGAGATACAATCCACCCTCTGAAAATGGGGGCGGGTTTTTGATGCCTTGACTTTTATTCAAATATTTGCAATACTAGTAATGATCACACATCAGGCATGCCCTCGCAAGAGGGTCCTATTAGTCCCTCGCCAGCGCGTTAGTCTGGAGGGGGATTTTTTATATTCCCAAAAAAATAGGATTTTTCTGTCAAGCCCTTAGCACTACGGACTTGTGGAAAACTCCTCGGAAATGTAAAACGCCAGAGCTAGTAATGGTGCTAGTTAGCTGTTGGCTTAAAATTTGGAGGGTTAACAGAGGTGAAAACGCATCAATTGCAATCCCAATCTCAATCTAAAAGATTTCCTGAAAGAAATCTCAATCTCAATACCAATTACAATTGTTTAGTTAAGTCGGACGATAAAAAGCCGATGGACAAATGGCAAAAGACACGTCGAGCTGAATCTATTGCATATCAGCTTTGCGATAAATTCAATAATCACGACTACTTTTCGTTCTATTGTAAGGTGGCATTGAAATTGCCAGAATATAGAGTTTGGCAACTGGTAGAGGAGGCTCAACGTGGTCAACAGCCAGCACGCCTATTCTCGTTCCTCTGTAAAAAGGCAGGCGTATGACATTTGACACTAAAGCAGCTAGGCATAAACTTATTGAACGGATTAATAAGGCTAAAGCAGATCGAGAACAACTTAGACTATTACGTAAGAATAAAAATGGCTGTGAACACGAATGGAAGACGTATAAGCAGATTATCAAGATTGATTATTTCGCTACCGTTATGAAGGGTCAAATGCGTAAATATAGCGGTCCAACAGCACCATATTTCATAGTTAAAGGCTGCCATAAATGTCATGAGAAGCATTACATTGACTTAAAAAATCTGTAGAATGAATATTTGGGGCGTATAAGGTGATATGTCAACATAATGTCATTTAAGGAGAGAAGAATGACACCATCCATATTAACCACCATCTCAAAAACAGCCGTAATTGACAATCTACATCACACAGAGCCTGCATTTCAGACAGACTACTATACCGAAAATATACGCGAGCTAGCATTTCAGTTTATTCATTATTCAGCAGTTGTAGAGGATATGTCGCCATCGACAATTGCAACCAGAGTGGTTCGCCTCAAACACTTCGTCAATTTCTGCAATGAATTACATAAAACTAACATAACCGAGCTGTCTGTCAGATGGCTCGATTTTTATTTCTATGAATACAGAAAAACTCATGCTGGATCAACCACTAACACTGTCAAGCGAGTCATTAAAGCGTTTTTCAAATGGTGCTACGAGCGCATGAATGTGAGTTGTATTAATCCTGACCTCATTAAATCGCACAAAAACGCCAAACCACGACCAAGATATATACAACATCAAGTTATCCAGTCAGTCCTCCAAAAAACGGCTGAAAATAGCAGGGATCAGTATATAAACATGCTTATCGACTTCGCTTACGACACTGGGCTGCGCATTTCAGAAATAGCTAGGGTAAGCTATAAGGATATTGATGGGTTAAACCTGTATGTTAAAGGTAAAGGGTCCAAAGATCGCACAGTATTCCTCACTGAGCGCCTAAAAGAGAAGATAGATGAATTCGCGACAGACTACAACCGATTATCTGGTCCTCTATTCAAAGTAAATGATAAAACTGCCAGAGTGCAGTTACAGCGGGCTTTTAAGAAACATGCTGGAATCCATATGACGCCTCATCAATTACGCCACAGTTTCGCCGTTCGATTGCTAATTGCTGGCTGTGACCTCATGACAATACAGAAGCTGTTAGGGCACAGTGATATCTCGACGGTCCAAATATATCTTCAAATTAAAGATGAGTTGGCTGAAAGTCAGTTCTATAAAGCTATGGATAAAGCTCAAGGCTATTGACATATTTAACCGACTTTGCTATACTAAGGACAGTTGAGAAGAGCAATTGCCCTTCCAGGTATTTTTACACCAATGACTCTTATGGCTCTCTACCAGCTAAAAGGTATAGCAGCCAGAAATTGTACCACCAAAACGGAATTGTTGTGGTGGACAGTCGTAGTTATGGGGAGGCGCACCTCACCAAGTTCCTACGA